TCAGGTATGGACTCTACACCTTCAGAACCTGACACCTCAAGACTACCATGTTGACGGAAATGCCTGCCAAAATCTGTATCTTTAAGAATATGATCAATACCTATTTCCACTGGCTTGGCTTTTACCAGTCTCCTATTTATAGATGCTTTTCCTCTATCTATAAATATATCATCATCTTCTGCTGCATGGGATCTTCTTTTGACTAGAGCCTTAATGCCAGTAATAGTGGCATTATCTGGTACATTAAATCCAAAGTCTTGTACCTTTAAATAGGATGTTGCTTCGGTTGTTTTGATTCCAAAATTTGCAGCTTCTTTCTTTTTAGCAGGTGTCTTTAGATTCTCTACACCAATGATACTCTCATCCCATCTAGTGGGTCTTTTAACTAGCTCAATATCTTGCCAGTAAAATGAAGTGCCTGCATCCTGATCACTAACTAGACGAGGATCTCTAGGTCCGTCAGCTCTACCAACTGCCGGATAGTTTATCATAGTGGGGCCAAAAGATGCTGTGTATCCTCCTCTTCCATAGAAGGACATGGGAATGAAATAGAACTCTCTATTTTCACGATCATTAGGGGTAATAAAACCAGGAGTATCATCTGGCTCATCAAAGGCATCTGTCCAGTGACAGAAGTAATTCTCCATCTGGACTTCACCATTAACAGTGAATCTTACCCTATCCCATGGTCTTATATTTGATTCTTTACTTTGTGTGAGTCTATTAGAGACATATCCAAATACCATCATTCCACCTACATCTCTGGTAGGATAGAATGAATGTTCCATTATTGTATAGAAGTTTGGATTCCTCTCTCCTCCATAAGGAGGTATATTCTTGAAGATAAGTGGATCTTCATCTCTGTCATAGGTTTGGTAGAAATTAAATGTGTGAACTGTGGGAGCTGTAGTAGAGGGATTTAATGTAACAGTATCAGAAAAGTTCCCTACTAGACCATCTATCCTCACTCCTCTTACCCTGGCAAATTGTCTAGATGTAATATTATCTACAGAGAAAAAGGGCTCCCTAACTGTAAAAGTATTTGGATTAGGGAATACATTTGTAGAATCAATATGTACTTCATACATTACAATCTTAGGATCATTAAGCCTGAGCCAGCTAACGGATGCTCCCAGGATAGTGTTCTCTACAGTGAGTACAGGACTCTCTAATATTCCAGAGATTCTTCTTCTAGTTATCTTTTCAGGAGTGGATAGTAGATGGAAATCTACTAGATTCTCTGTTTCTTGAAAAGCAGATTCTAGACGATCCCTTGTAGTAGCTGGAAGATGAGTCAGCAGCCTAGCAAATCCTCTAATGGCTAATCTGGATCCTCCACCTACACCTTTGCCAGAGCGTGGCACTAAAAGTCCTCCAGGACCTCAATCACTTTGGCATTGCGGGAAAAGAAAAGAGGATTAGCCTGTTTAACATCCCCTCCACCTGCATCTCCTCTTCCACCTTTCCACTCTGAGCCTCTTATCAAAGCAGCTTGTAGTTTGATCTCTATAGTTCTAGTACCAGGACGGAATGCTTCGGTAATTGTAGTGCCATACGCTAAAGGAGTATTCCCAAGTCTATTACCAGTGTATCCTGGACGAGCAGATAATAGACTCCTCTGGGAGAATTCTTTTCCATCAAGCAACCAACGAATCTGTATAAACCCAGGTCCACTATTGAAAGTAAAGATCTTATTTCCACCATCATTTACATCTACATCTTCCTGGAAAGCACCTAGAGCAGTCTGAGCCATGACCATAATAGCTCCACCTACTGCATTAAAGCTCTTAGTGAATATAGTTTGAAATACCCCAAGAGGCTCTGTCATCCTTACACTAACTGAGCTTATACTTTCCTGGATGATTTTGCCTCTAGCTGCTGTAGAGGTAAAGGTTTTAGTCCACCTACTAGCCTGAAATTTAGTGTTAATAGTTCGGACTCTAAAGAAACGAATTTCCCCAATCCTAACTCCACCTATCATCAGGTGAGTTTGGGGGGTATCTATGATGATTGTATTTGCTTCTGCAAAGGCTGCAGTGGAGGAATGTTGAAATTCAAAGAATAGAAGCTGTCTGTCAGGGTGAGTGCTAGCTCTAATTCCAGGTGGGACTTTCCAGTTTATTACAAAGTTTCTGTATCCAGGATCTATTGTTAGGTCAGAGTCTAGAACGAAAGGAATTTCATCATTGAATCTTCTTTCAGCACTTTCCTTTACAGCTCCCGCACCCATTTCGTTCAAAGAAGATTCTAGCCGAGAGACTAGAAGCTTCATCTCTGCTATACGACCCCTAGGCCAACTTCTCAACCTGACATCGGTAAGTGGTCTTACTGCTTGAAATCGAGCCATTCATTTATCCCATCCTAAACTTGGTACTGCCCTGGTCGCAGCTTGTAATAGAGCCTAACAGCCTGAATAGAATCGTTTACATTAGGCTGAGAGTTCGTAACTTTAAGTCTAACAAATTCTGCTGGAGTTAGGCTACTAATAATAGGCACTCTCTTTAGAGATTCATTACTTCCAAAGTTGACCACCACAACAGCATTATCCCTTGGAGTAGGATCTGTAGCTGATCCATCTGCTGTATCTATAGTGACTTCCCAGCAAGTAGCACCTGTGCCAGACCTTCTTACTTCAATATATATGGGATCAATTCTGCCACTTGATCCTTCCATATGTGTCTGAGTCTGAGGCTTCTGTACTATGTCTCCAGCTCTTACATACTTGGTATGGAAGGTAGTGGTAACTGGAATAGATGCTCCAGCAGCATCAATATTATTCTTGGTGCTAGGATCAAATAGATGATAAAGCATACCATCATCTCCACCACCATATAACTTAAAGTCTCCATCTGTATCTTCTATCTCTTCAGCGTCGAGTATATTAAGGACATTTCCATTTGTAGTCTGAGTGCTATCAGGAAGAACTAGTTTCCACCACCAACCATTAATTAGGTCAGCTCTAGAGTTGACATCCTGTAGATACTGATAGACAAAGATATTAGTGAACTTAGCATCAGAGTCAGCAGCAAATATAAACATTCCATTTAGACTCTTTGCATGTGTGATGTGCATTAGCTCAATATTAGTTCTATTTATAGAATCCCATTGATCTCTAATAACTTCAGATATCTTAATGGGATCATTTAAATCATATAGATACATCCCATCTCTATCCGATGAGAAACCAGCAAGACGAGCTTCTCCTCCTGCCCTTCTACCCACACATCCTATTCCATCAATCACCTTATCAAATTTGAAATCTGGGTTGTCACCAATGACTTGCCATTTACCTGTCTCTGTCTCTATTACTAGGCCAGATAAGGTCTCATACATGCAGGTGATTTTATCATCAAGAGTAACTGTATTCAGGGTAGGGAAGGATTCTGGCTGATCATCTTCACTAAAGAATACTGTTTCTGGATTAGAAGGATCACCTGCCAGAAAGACAGTTCTCTTCCAAACTTTAACAATGCCAGCCTTAGGAGGTGTGCTATTATCTAGATTCACAGATCCAGCTTCAGGAGGGCTAGTCTCTCCTAGAGAGGTATCTTGAGTTGTATCAGTAAATGTGGTAGTTACATTATCTTCTATTCTTGTTAGGAATAGCCAGATAGCTCCATCAGCTACAGTTCTGTATATCTTTCTAGCTGTAACTTGTGGATCAGAGGAAGTAGGAATAGCAGTTAAGTCAGCCTGATTTCCTGAAGTAGTAATTGAAAGATCAGCACTCTGAGGTCCAGCATTACTTTCAAAGCCATACTTGGAGACAAAAGTGGTCTTCCATGAGTAAACACCTTTGGTAAGCTGATTGGATCCTGCTGCTCCATCTGCTGATGTAAGTCTACCTTCATCAGTAGTAAAGAGCCTATCCCATCTAACTCCAGAGACTAATGTAGCTAAAGCATCAGTAATTACCTCAAATCTAAACGTCTGCAAGGCTGTAAGTACTGGAGTCCCAGTTACGGTTCCTAAACCTCCATCGGTAGCAGCAGGAGTTGCAGGATCAACACCTGTAATCATAACTAGTAGATTCCAGCCCTCGAATAGACTACCTATTTCAAAGTCATGTCTCTGAAAATTGGTAGCTAGATCTGAATCAGATCCCATGTATATAGAGAGGGCTCTACCAGAGGTGGCTAGATTAGAGAACTGCCCTCTAGGAATAAAGACCCAGACAAATACTCTATCCTCACCAGATGCAGTAGCATCAAAAGCCGTAATAGTCTTTTGCATGAAAACGCTAGAAGTGACAGTATTAGTCTTAGTAAGATTTATAGATGCTCCATCTTGGGTAGTAGTGGTATCATCTGTTACAGTTCCATTGGTAACTGTAAAGGAAGAGGCAGAGCTGAAGGCTTCTCTTACAGTTTCTGTAAAGCTAGGAGCTACAATTCCCCATCTTTGTATATCAGTCCCATCATATTTAATGGGGTCATCTCCCTGTCCAATCAGATCAGGATTCTGATTCTGGATAAGGAGGAAGTCATCAAACTTTTTATGGTGATGTATTAGATTGGCAGTTCTGGAGGTGGTAATGGGGTTAGTAGACAGACCAGTTAGCTGAGTAAGACTGGTTCCATTTACTCTGAATACATTTGATCCGCCTGCAATTAGAGTATGTCTTAGTATTTGACCATCCAGGTCAGCTGCTTTGTAGAATCCAACCCATGAGATCTGAGCAGGGGATCCACTCTCATTGAGGATGCTGGTGAGAACACGGGACATACCATCAGGTTTAGTAATAGCACCATAACTTATGAATAGATCACAGTTGTTGGCTACTATTAGTTGTTCAAAAGGTACAATGTCTGGTGCAGTTTTAGTATTTAATCCAGCGAACCTTGAGAATTCGATGTAAGGAAGCTTCTCGCGCTCGGTCACTTACGTTATCCATGACCATAGGACGGCTAGTAGGAAGACAAAGATAAGAACTTGGGGAATTACAACTGCGTCATTGTAGTGAGCCACGAATGGAGTGACCGCTTGCCTAGATATAACTCTCCTATCAATAAAACGAGACCAATCTTCTTCCCATTCTGCTCGTAACCTTAGAAGCGAACGCACCTGTCCAGACTCTTGGACACCTTCCACGTCGAACATGGCTACAGCTGTATCATATTCAAGAAGAGATTCTAACTGATCAGGATAGGAAGGATGGAGAGTGTCATTAGAGCCTGCAAGAGATT